GAAAAAAATGTCAGTTTTCGGGATAGGGGGGGTTAATTTAAAATTAGAATCCAATGGAACGCAAATCAGAAACACAGAAAAAAATAGAAGGAACAGCGAGAAAAGACAGACAGATAAAATTCAATTCTTCCAAACTGGAACAGCTACCCAAACCCCCCTTAACATTAGATCGGCACACAAAAAAGATATTCAATTCAATACTAAAACATCTAAATGAAAAGGGGGCTTTGATGCAAATTGATGTTTACACAGTTTGCAGTGCTTCTATTTGGTATCGGGTTTTATTTCATTATCAAAAACTGGTTTTGGAATCCATCAATGATCCTGATCCAAAGAAAGATATTTTGATCCAAAAATTTAAAGGGGGTGCCTCTAATGTTTCAGCGGAATTTACGGTTTTGAAACAGGCGCAAAAACAATGTGATGACTATTCAATCATGTTTGGATTAAATGCAAAGAGCCGACAAACTATTATGGCTTTTGCAAATGCGGCACCTGAAGAAAGTGCAGATCCATTTGAAATGTTTGCGAAGATGCGAGAAATGAAAAAATTAAGGAAAGCACAATAATTTGAATCTAGCTGAAAAATATATTGATGATGTTTTAAATGGAAACATCGTAGCGGGAAAAAGAATAATTCAAGCAGTCCAAAGGCATTTGGATGATCTTGAAAAAGCTGATGAAAAAGGGATTTATTTTGATGCGGATGAAGCTGAACTATTTATTGATTCTGCTGAATTGTTCCCTTTTGCGAAAGGCAAAAAAGCGGGGCAACCTTTTGATCTTCAAGGCTGGCAAGCCTTTTTATTATATTGTGTGTATGGGTGGAAGTTAAAAGAAACAGACACCAGAAGATTTAACAAAGCTTATGTGAAAATTGCAAGGAAGGGCGGCAAAACAGAACTTCTGGCAATGATTGGAAACATGGGTTTGACTATTGACAAAGTAAATGGTGGGGAAGTTTATTGGGCGGCTACAAAGAAAGAACAGGCGCGAATTGGTTGGAAACGGCAAAAGATGATGATGGACAGAATGATCACTAAAAGTGATTATCTGAAAAAGCAATTCAAAACCAATCAGGTCAGAATCTTTAGTCACATTGATGATAAGTTTGCGGCGTACCTGGGGAAAGACAGCCACACGGAAGACGGATTAAGCCCCTATTATGGAATTATTGATGAATACCATGCTCACAATGATGATTCAATGGTCAATATCCTAGAATCGGGGAATGTGGGATATGAGGAACCAATTATCTGGATAATTACCACGGCGGGGTACAATCTTCAATCAGCTTGCAAAAACTTTGAAGATCGATGTGTTGACATTCTGGATGGTAAGATTGAAAATGATGATGTGTTTTGTCTGATTTTTGATTTGGATGAAGGTGATAATTGGGAAGATGAACGGGTTTGGGAAAAATCAAACCCAGGTTTGGGGGTCAGCCCAACGGTTAGGGGCTTGAAATCAGCATTGAAAAAGGCGAAGATGGAAGGCCCCAGTAAAGTAGCATCCTTCAAGGTCAAAAACCTAAACATCTGGCTAAATCAGGAACAAACGTGGATTGATGACAACCAGTGGATGAAATGCGGCAATGATTTTACAAAAGAAAGCCTATTTGGTAGGGAATGTTTTGGTGGCTTAGATTTAGCGAACACAAGGGATTTAAATGCCTTTTGTTTGTGGTTTCCACCAATTGAGGATGAAAAGCATAAATTATTGTGGTTTTACTGGCTAAATCAAGAGGAAGCAGAATTGAAAAGTAATTCAACCCCAAAGATCCCTTATTTGGATTGGGCTGAACAGGGTTGGATTCATTTAAGCCCTGGCAATGTATCTGATCACAGTTTCATCATTGAAGCAATTACGGAATTACATGACCAATATGACATTCAAGCAATTGGGTATGATAGACGTTTTGCCCTTCAGGTCGTTTTGGGGCTTCAAGAAAACGGCATTGAATTACAACCCTATTCGCAAAGCTGGGATTCAATCAGTGCCCCAACGCAAGAATATGAACGGCTAATTATGCAGGGGAATATTGAACACAATAATGATCCAATTGCCCGCTGGGGCATGGGTAATGTAGCGATAAAATATAATGGCGATGGAGCCACCAGGATCGACAAGTCAAAAAGTAAAAATAAAGTTGATATGCACGTTGCAGCGGCAATGGCAAATGGAATGAGGATGAAAGGCGAAATTCCACCTGAAAACTCAATTTGGGACAATGATGATTTTATGAATGAAACACCAAATGAATGATAGAAGTGGTTGAAATACCAAAGCAGAAATTAAAGCTTTTAAGGTTTTCAGGGTACATGGAAAGATACTTTGAATTAATTCCAGTACATCAAACCTATGAACAGGCATGGGAAGCCTTGGAAAATGAACTTTTCAGATACTTTGAAATAAACAGATATAATTCATACAATTCATTTCGATCTTCACGATTAAAAAGGAAACTATGCAAACATCAAAAGAAGAAACAAAACCTTATAGTCTTAATTTGATCATTACGGTTCATCCAAACATCACACATTCATCAGAAATTTATCTGAATGGTGAAGAAGTGATCAGTGATGAAATTATCCAACTAGGACTTTTGCAAAAGGCAAAGGCGATAATTGAACAAAGAATCAATACAAAATCAGAATCACAAAACATTTGTCTAAATGTTAAAGAAACGGCAAATTGATGACATAGAATGGAATGAAAGGATTTTGAAGGTGGTGGACTTCTTCAATCAGGTCATTTTGCCTGAAAGGATTAGACTATCTGAATGCGAAATTATAGAAGATCCAAAGAAATTCCTGAAGACCCATTTGGAATATCTTCAAGCCAATTCAAAAAGGAAAATTCAAATCCTTTATCTGGAAAGATTGGAGAAACTAAAAAGGGTTTTAGAATGAAAAAGCAAATTGAATTGAATCTGCCTAATGTTTGCGCGAAAATGAAGTACTTAAATTCTTTGAATGCCATCAATATGGGTAACTGGCTTTTTATCTCCATTGATGATTTTATTGAAACTTTGGAAACGATCAAAGAAAGAAAATTAAACCAGGACCCAAATTGAATTTTCCAAAACACCTTGTTAAATGAATCAGCAACTTTTTTTGTTTTCAGATGGCGAATTGCACCCCCTTTCTGGTATAGATGAAATCAGGACTGAAAATTTTGAAAGGATGAATTGTGAAGTGTTCAGAAGCTTCAAGTGGCGTGGATTGAGTTATAAAAAAGGGGAAACCCTGGTCTGGTTACACATGAACGCCAAAGATCTGATTAATAAGGGGCTTTTAAAGGTAATACAATGATTACAGCTAAATATATAGTACTTTCTTTCTTTTGGCTTCTCCTTTTCGCTTTAGAAATCCACCTAAAAATAAATAATGTAGTACCATTCGATATTATTGTAAATATGATCCTTTTGGGGTGGTTAATTGGCATAATTAAGGAATTACGTAGAGATTTTCCCTCAAATTGTTTTTAAATGTAGAATTGCCACACAAAAAGTATAAATTAAAATCATAACTCGCCGATAATTAAAATTCTTCGCGGCGGTATGTTTGAAATTTTCAAAACAAGTAAGGCAAAAAAAGAAACACGGTCATCAGGTGTCACGAACCTTCGTGACCCAGATCGCTGGTTTGGCGAATTATTTGGAATGCCAACTGCGGCGGGTGTAAATGTCAATGTAAAAACAGCCCTTTCAATCCCTACCTTTTGGGCGGCTCTAAAGAAAAGAGGTGGGACAATCGGATCTTTATCATGTGAAATTTTTGAAAATACACCAACGGGGGCGAAACCAGCCCCAAAACACCCCCTTTATAATTTAGTAAATTCAAAACCACATCCATTATATAATTCATTCGTTTTTTGGATGACATTGGTGGTTAATGTGGATTCAAAAGGGGATGGTTTTGTAAGAATCAGGCGAAAGTCAATGAATGGAAGACCTTTTAGGCTTGATTTGATAATGAAAGAAGACGTGTTGGATTTGATTGAAATGGATGATGGGCAATTTTATTATATCATCAATGAAAAGAAAGTTGGAAACCCAACACCAACGCAAAAAGCTGTTTCAATTGATGATATGATCCATATTAGGGGTCTTTCAATGGATGGTTTATTTTCTGAAGATCCTATACAAATAAACAAAGAATGTTTTGGTGGCGGTATCGCTGCAAACAAATACACTTCTGCTTTTTTCGGAAATAATGCACACGTTAATTTTGTGATTGAATCACCACAATTAATGTCAGACAAAGCCCGGACAAAATTCAATTCCTGGTGGTCACGTACCGTTTCAGGAATGAAAAACGCATTTAAGAACCCAATTATATTGGATCAGGGGTCAAAGCTTCACAAAATTTCATTGAATCCACAGGAGGCGAGCTTGGAAGAAAGCAAAAAATCGGTTGCGGCTGATGCTGCAAGAATAGTGGACACCCCCGCCCACATGGTCGGACTATTAGACAAAGCAACCTTTTCAAATATTGAAGTTCAAAATAATGAGTTTTTAATGTTCTCCATTAGAAACACTTTGAAGCAAATCGAGACTGAATTTAACAACAAGATTTTCAGCACTTCAGAAACCAACAAACAAAAATATTTCATCCGTTTCAATCTTGACAGTCTTTTGCGCTCTGATGCGGAAAGCAGAACAAAAAAATTGGAAACGGAAATCAAGTGGGGAATTATCAGTCGGGATGAAGCCAGACAATTAGCTGGGTATCAAACCGAACCTAATAATAATTTCATTTTAACCCCAATGAACATGGAAGATAAATTGAATCCTGATGGCGGCACCGATAACACCAACGGCGAAGAAAGAAATTTTTCATTCAAAAAAATTAAACCTGATGCCTAAACATATGCCTGAACTTGAACGGCGAACAATTGCACACAAAGTTAAAATTCGTGCAAATGAAGATGGGACACAAAGCAGAACGGTTGTGGGATATGCCGCAAAATTCAACACAGAAAGCGAATTGCTAGGTTTTGGATTTGTGGAAGTAATTGAACCGGGCGCATTTGATGATGTGATGGATGATGATGTTCGCGCACTTTTCAACCATGACCCAAATTTAATCTTGGCAAGATCTTCAGCGGGCACCTTGTCCCTTTCTTTGGATGAAGTAGGATTAAGATATGAATTTGAAGCACCAGAAAGCACTAGAGGCAATGATCTTTTGTGTGATCTTCAACTGGGCAATATTAGAGAATCAAGTTTTGGTTTTCAGGTAGCGGAAGATGAATGGGAAGAAATTGTCAATCCTGATAATTCAATCAAAGAAATACGAAGGATCAAAAAGGTAAAAGCCTTATTTGATGTATCTCCAGTAACTTTTCCGGCTTATCATGCCACGGAAGTTACAGTAAGAAGTTTACAGCAATTCCGTGAAAACAAAAAGCCAAAGCAAATTGATTTTGACTTTGAAACACGGATCAGACTAAATGAAAATACTTTATTGCTCACTAAATAACAGGTGCCACATTACTTGTTTTTAGGTGGGTGAATTTTTCCAAACAAATAAACACGGCAAATGTCAGATTTAAAAAATTTACAGGAACAGCGTGGAAAAATCCACAATCAAATGGTGGCACTTGGAGAAGTGGCCAAAAAAGAAGAAAGAGGGTTGAACACTGAAGAAATTCAGAAGTTTGACAAGATGGATGCGGAATTTCGCCAAATCACTGATCAGATCAATGTTGCGGAAAGAATGGCGGCAATCAAATCAGAACAGGCGTTAAATGCTTTTGAGCAAAGACAAGCAGAAACGAAAGGTGAAAGCAGAAGTGACAACGCAATTGCACCAGGCGCAAATGCTGGGACTTATTCAGACGTCTTCAAACGGTACATCAGTGCTGGGACTGAAAACATGACAAGGGAAGAAAGAAGCATTTTGAAAACGGGTTTGGGCGAAAGCTTAGAAACACGGGCGCAAAGTGTAGGGACAAATTCAGCGGGTGGTTACCTGGTACCAACTGATTTGGCGAATGAATTGGTGATGATCATGAAGCAATTTGGCGGCATGTTGGAAGCTGGCACAATCATACCAACAACTTCAGGGAATCCATTGAACTTCCCAACTTTAGATGATACGTCAAATGTCGGCGAATTAGTTGCTGAAAATGCGGCTTCAAATGCGCAAGATGCAGCGGTCGGACAAAAAACATTGAATGCCTACAAATACGGGTCTAAATTGATAAAAGTTTCTTATGAACTTTTGCAAGATTCGGCATTTGATTTTGTTCAAATCGTTGGGCGAATTGGAATGGAGCGTTTAGGGCGTATCATTAACCAACACTTGACAACTGGAACGGGATCTTCCCAACCAAACGGACTGATCACAGCTACCAGTGCCGGGAAGACTTCAGCGTCAAATTCAGCGGTTACCATGGCGGAATTGATTGACTTATACCATTCAGTTGATCCAGCTTACCGAAATGCGGCTTCTTGGATGTTCAATGATAGTACTTTGAGCCTCATTAAGAAGTT